GCGGACGTGTCAGCGATAGCGGGGACGAGCTTGACGAGAACGTTGCCGTCCGCCGGTGTGCTCGGGATGTCTACAGCCATTTAGCTTTCCTCTTTCTTGGGCGCCCTGATGGGCTGTATGTTGTGCTTCGGGGGGCGTGGCCGGTCCACTGCGGGATACCGGTCACTCTTGACGGGCGTGAGGATTCCCTCGCCGATCCGCCAGTCCGTTTCGGGCACGTCAAACTCGTGCCCGGTTTCTTTGTCCTTCACGCGGACGAACAAGGGGGCCTCCTAGGGCGTGGGGGATCCGGTAAGGATCCAGTCGAACGGCTGATACATTGGGTTCTCAGCGGTGCCAGGAATCGTCACGTCAAGGTCGGGCTGTATCGGCTGATCGTTCGGGATGGACTCGATGGAGCCAAGCACCCAACCAGCAACATCGGGCCGCTGACCTTCCAGCCGGTCGGTGAGCTTCTGCGCGATGATCCGAACCGAGGATGCACTCGAGCCCACGACGACTGTCCGCGACTTCAGCACCCGAGCCGAAACCGAACGTGCCAAAGAACGCTCAGCAACAGTCGGAAAGTTAGTCACCACAAGCACATAAGGGAACGTGGGGGAACTTGGCACGCGGTCAATGTAGACAGCGGTATTCGTAGTGCCAGTCAGGATGTACTTATCGGCAACCTCCGTTGCGAACATGTCCTGCATCGCGACAGCCAGTGCGTCACCGCTCATAGTTGCCCCGCCCACTTCGCAGCAAGATCGGCAAGGGCGCTCTGCATCCTGGGGCCTTCAGAAAGCAACGGCTGCTCAATGTCCAAGGTGCCGCCGCCGCGACTCGTGCCAAAATATGCGACGTTGCCGATACCGCCGCCGCGGCGGTTCTTATCCGGGCCAACCTCGTAGCGAACGCGGCCCGGCAGGTAGTGCGAGTCGTAGCTGATAGCTCCAGCCATCCCCTTGAAGTGCTTAGACCAAACAGCCGAGTAAGCCATTTCCTTCTTGACGTTCAGCGCGCCCTTCTGGACCACGGCGTCAACGTCTTTCAACGCGGACCCGGCAACCTTGCCCATGTTCTCCGACAGCTTCCGAAGCTCGGCAACACCGTCACTCATGCGACCACCTCAGACACTCGCGTACGCTGGGCGGTAGCGCCCGACTTGTGGAACGTCTCAATGACGCGGAACACCCGCCCGACAAGCTGCGGATCCAAAACCGAGGCAGTCATAGTCACAACGTCACCCACCAGGAACGGGCCAGCAGTGACAGGCGTGTCCCAGCGGACATCCTGCACCGTGAACTGATGCCCACCAGCCGTAGGGTTAGACGCCTGCGAAATGGTCTGCTGAACCTTGCACGGGCCCGAATAGACCGGCGTCGAGCTTGGGGTCACTTCGCCAGTCTCAGGGTCAGTCACCGGAGCTCCCGGACGCGTCACCGCGCACGCGTCCAACATCAGCGCCTCAGCGGACAGGCGTCCGCGGAGAGCAGCGTCAACCGCACTCACGAACGAGGCCGAATCTCAAACGCCCGGCTCGTAGCAGAAGCCGGCTTCACACCAAGCCACCCAAGCTCCTGATCCGACACGTACAACTCGCCCGTCGAAAGCGAAGAGTCGATAGTGCCGCCATCCGAATAGTCATCAATCGACTCGCTCCGGACCCGGTACCCGCCAGGGTTCTTCAACACCCGGCGAACCATCCGGCACACGACCAGATTCACAACGCCGGTATCCTTACCCTCAAGACCAGGCACCGAGACTGTGAGCAGAACACCCGCCTCAGTGATGAGCCTCTTGGCCGTAGCAAACTCAACGTCGGTAAGGGGGCGCCACCCCGCAGCGACATCCTCCGGATATACGTCGAAATACATGACGCCCCCTCCCTAACTACTAAGAACCGATAAGACCAAGCTCGACGAGCCGGTCAACCTCATCCGAAGAAACACCCTCCGGAACAGTTGCGCCCCGATACAGGTACTTCACCTTCCCGTCAGTGCCCTTCACGATGGCGAGAGCGCCAACGACCGTGAAGGGCTTCTTCGCGGGAGCCTCAACGGCCTCATCCGGGGCCTCAGCCTTTTCAGGCTCAGACGCCGGGGCCTGCGCGTTACGAACAGCCATGAAAGGGCCTCCTAGATGCCGGTGATGCGGATAGCCGCATTCGGTTCGTTGATGTACGGCACGGCCACGGCGCGTGCACGCAGACGCCACTGATCGTTGTCGTCATCGCGCATCGACTTGGATTCGAGGATGCCGTCAACCTTGTCGTAGTTGCCGCCGAGGTCTTCGGTAGCGATACCGCCGAGCTGGGCAGAGTCAAGGATCCACGCGCCGGAAGCCGGCAGGTTCGGGGTCCGCATGATCCGCAGGCCGGCGATCAGTTCGAAGTTGCCGGTGACGACAGCGTTGGACTGGGTTTCGCGGGCGATAGCGTTGATGAGAACCTGATCCGAGGCGAGCAGCGCCCAAGAGGCGTCGTTCACGATCAAAGTGTCAGCCTCGTAGCCCTGGTTCAGGGCAGAAAGGGCAGCCTTAGCGGTCAGGATGTCCCGGAGGATCTGAACGCCGGAAGCGGCACCCCAAGCAGCCGCAGCGGCCTGAGTCTGAGTGACAGAAGACGCGATAGCGGCCAATGCGACCGTGTCAACGTTCTTCGCGGCGGAGTTGATGAGCTTCAGCAGGGCCTTGTCAACGGAAGACATTGCCTTACGCTTTGCGGACTCGTCAGTGACGAAAGTGTCCTGACCCCACTTCACAACCTTGGCGAGCTGCGCAGTGCCGTCGCCAACGGTCGTGATCGGGTACTCGCCACCGGGGGAGACGGCCTCAACCGGGCGGTCAGTGAACAGGCCCTCGTTCTGCTCGAACGAGATGGCGCCACCGGAAACAGTCTCGCGACCGGTCAGGATGGACGTAGCGATAAGTCGCTGCTCAGCCAGAGTCCGCATGCGCCGGGCCACAAGGGTCGGCGTGTTCAGGAACCGGGAAACAGTCAGGTAGTCGCCGGAAATGGTGGGCGACGCGGGGGGAAATGCGTTAGGCATAGTGTTTTTCTCTCTCTACCGGGTCAGCGTTCGAACTTGACGCGGACTTTGGCGGTGTCCGCAGCGGTCGTCAGGGCAACGCCCACGACAGCGCGGGTACCGGTAACATCGCCGGCAGTCGGAGTCGTGACAGCGGCGAGCGAGGAAACCTTGCCCGAAGCCGCAGAAACAACAAGATCGCCCGCGGTGATAGCGCCTGAAGCAGTAAGCTCCTGCACGCCGCCCGCGTAAACGGTCACAGAGTCGCCGTTGACAGCGTCAAACGCCGCCACACCGACCCAGTTCAGGGCGTTGGCGCCCGCAGTAGCAACAGTGCCGTTGCCAGAAACAGCAACCAGGTTGCCGCCAGTGATAGAAGCAGAAGCCGTAGCAACGAGAGCGTCACCAGGCGTCCGAATAGGCAGGTACTCAGCCATGGCTGTTACCCCTTTCCGTAAATGGATTCAAAGAATTGGTCATCTTCCGAAAGAGCCGTCGTCCGCGCGCCTTGTGAGGCGTCCGGGGCCGGCTTCTTCGGTTTGTTCAGATCAGCGAGGATTTCTGCGGCATCCGCACGCAACTCATCCTCAGTTTCGCCGTGAAGGCGGGTAACCCACTTGGCAGGCAAGCCAAGCTCCAGTGCGATATCAGCGCGGACCTTAGCGGAACGCAGCTTCTCAAGTTCGGATCGGGCTTCATCAGCATCACGCTTAGCCTTCTCAAACTCGGTCAGCTGTGCGTCCTCACGTTCTTTCTCCCTGAGGCGCAGCCGTTCCGCATCCTTGTTTGCCTTGGCGAGAGCGGCCCGGATCCTGGCAAGTTCAGCGTCCTTATCGGACTCCGCGCCATCCTGTTCCGTGGTTGTCTCATCCGTCGCGCCGGATTCAACGCCCTCAGCGTCCGCCTCGTCATTCGTGTGTAGTTCGTCAGCCATCACGGCCTCCTGATCTGATCGTTTTGTAATTCCTCATCCATCCCGGAATAGGAAAGCGCAGCGTGCAGGAATCGAACCTGCGACTTCGGTTTTGGAGGCCGACGTGATACCACTTCACCAACTCCACAAAGCGCTATAACGGGCGCAACCCGCCCCGCTTTACTCGGGGAGTTCTACTTGAAGACTTGCCCGCCAGTAGCAACCCAGCGGCGGTAGTCCTTCTCAACTTGAGCGGCGATCTGCGGCGTCAGGGGAGAAGTGTTGATCTTCGCCCGTGGCGTCATCGAAGGCGCCCCGTATGGGTTCACGCCTTTCTGCACGAGCTCCCATCGGGCCTTAGCGTCGAACAAGCGCCGCTCAGCCTCAGTCATCGTCGCCCGCGCGTTCGGATCCCGGCCATGAGCGATAGCATCCTCAACACGCTTACGCGCCGCACCATAAGCGCCGCCATGCCCAAGGGCGCCGTAGCCCTCACGCTGACCAGTGATCGAACCCAAAGGATTCTGACCACCCGGGAGGATGTACCCGTACTTTTCAAGGTCCTTCAACGCCGCGGCACGGTTGTCGCCGTTCAGCTTGTAGATAGCATCCGGCGTCAGCCGCCTACCCCTCGTAAGCTCACCGCTCGTAGCGCGGAAGTTGCCGCGCTTCGTCGTGCCCTCAGACGTAAACGAGCCCAATACCTTCTGCCCGCGGCGTGACCCGTCAGCAGACTCGCCGGCATACTTCAGCCCGCGGCGACTATTCACCACCTGGAACAGATCGCCGCCGTCACGGATCGCCTGAGCGCCCGCCTTCGTGTAATTCCGGTCCTGCTCCTCGGGGGACAGCGACTTGAAATACTCGTAAGGGTCGTGCACTAGGCCCTCAGCCGCAGCCGCGGCCTTAGCGGTCGTCTGAACATGGACACAATCACACTTAGGGTGCCGCAGGAAACCGTTGTTCCAGCGGTAGAAGCGGCCAGCAAGGATCGAGCAACGGGCACACGACGGCGGATTCAGCATCCGCACGTAACCCGTAGCCTTACGACTAGCAGTGTCAACACCAGCCGCGCC